ATCCAGAATCTTGTCCATAAAGTTCAAGTTCAGCTTGATTAAAACCTATCTGTGAAACATCTTGTGTATATAAATAATCCTGTGAGCCTGTCCAATTAATACCTTGATAGTTATGGGTAAACTGTTCTTGTAGTTCACCATCTTTAAATAGTCTTACTGTAATTTTAAATTCATCTTTACAGTCACCAGATGTATTAGCACATAAAGGAACATTAGCATTTGAGATATGAGAATAAACTGTACTGCCATATTCTATTTCTTGAATATTATCTTGGGTTAATTCAATGTCATAAACACGACTGCCGCCACCCAATCCCTCGTGTCCTGTAGTGATTTCAGCACCTGTCATTCCATAGCTATTACCAACTACATTGACATTGGTATCGGTATATTCGTCTAAGAGATTGTCTGTTTTGACTTCTGTAGTGGTTGTGACTGTTTCATAAGTAATCTGTTCGACTTCTTCTATAACTGTTTCTGTATAGGTATAGATTTCTGTGGTTTCTAAAAAATCACCAATAATTTCTGTTTGAACATCTGTGAGTTCTTCAACAACAACAACGGATATAACTGTGCCACCATTCTCACCTGTGTCACCAACTTGATATTGTTGTTCGTATGCTTGGGCTTTAAAACAGAACGGAACTATTAAAATTAAAATTAATATAATCCAAATAAATATGTTTTCTTTTTTCATACATTAAAAAATTAAAAGTCCTGTTGTAAGAATAAACAAAGTTTTAAAAAACAGTGCATCATTTACCCCCTCTGTTTTTGCTTCTATAATTGGTATTTGAGCAAATACTTTTGAACCTTCTGGAATTAAATGTCTATTCTCTGGCTTGAGCCATTCTTCTTTGGCTTCCATGCCAATCAATCCATCAATAGGTGGATATGTTCCTGCCAACCAAAGACTATCAAAAACTCTTGCATCATTCTGGGCTAGGATAGAAACAGAGGCTACTTTTAAACCTAGACTAGCTAATGCCCTAGATAATTTTATAGCTTCACAGTTTTCATCTGTGACTGTCACTCCACTACTTATTCCGAATATTTGAGTTTGAACACTACCTGCAACAGCGGTTTTACATATATCTGAATTATTAATTACGACTGAGGGTGATATAGCTGAGGGTGGGGTTTTATCTACTGTGACTGTAGAACTGACTGTGTTGGTTTCTGCTTTGACTTGTGTACAGATTAAAAGAGTAAAAAGAACTATTACAAAACAAGATGTAAGATAGATAAACCAATCATTCTTCATTATCTTTTACTATGCTCATGCGTTTTCAAGAGCCTCTACTCTAGTTTCTATATCAGTTAATCTTTGTTCAAATGCACTAGATATAAAAGATAATAATTCTGGATATCTAATACCTAATCTTGTTCTTTCTGTATATCCTTCAGTTGCTTCTTCTTTAATGTCACCTTCTTCATTTTCCCACCAAGTAGATGAAATAAACAATCCATAATTACTTGAATCTAATCCCTCATCAGTAAATGCTTGTTGAACATCTTGAGCAATAATACCTGTATGTGTTCTGGCATTATCGCCTTTTTCTTCCACTGCACTATTCCATTTAAAAGTTTTAAACAATTTAGATATTCTTTTAGCGACTGCAATTTCAGTAGATGTTAATGCTTGAATAGATTGTTTTTCATTTTGGTCAGAAGTTTGAATAGTTCCATTGGTAGCATGAATATCATCAAATCTTGATTCCGAAGCTCCTAAATCTAACAGATTATCATTTGTATTACCTCCATCTGTGCATGGAATAATTTTTTGATTAGAATATGCAAATCTTAAATAACACTGAACACCTCCATCTGTTTTACCTATAATTAAATCATGGTCACCTACATTAATACTACCTGCTACTGTGCCATCTTTTAAAAAAGTTAAAAGGCTACCATTACTAGTTTTTCTATTGATTTGAAAAGGTGTACCATTATCTCTTGTTATTGAAGATATACCACCAGACACTGCTGTAAATTCAGCACCAACAGTGCCAATTCCAGAGCTAGTTTTTCCTATAAAAACATTCTCTGAACTATCAATAGTAACTGCTGTTGCATCTGCATTGTCATCAATACCTGTTGAGGTAAAATTACCTAAGGTTGTATTTAAAGTGACATTTCCAGAGCCATCAGAAGTTAAAATATTATTTGAGCCTGTATCTTGAATATTATCTACTTTTAATTTACTAGCCATTAATCCCCTCCATTATCTGTAATTGTGTTTCCTTCAGCTACCCATTCTAGTATTTCTTGGTAGTGTCGGTTTGCTTCATCGTGAGGAACAAATAAAATAGAATTATCTGTCAATACTGTTCTATACATAAAATTATCACTTAACTCATCATATACTTTTTCAACACTCTGTATCATTTATAACTCCGCATCTAATGTCAGTGTCACTATCCTAGCAAAACCTGCATTACCTGTTAAATCACCATTTACTGCTGAACTATCTTTGTTAGTTCCAGAAAT